CCTTGAATGAGAACAGTGTATCCTGCTTGGACGGAGTAGAGAAATGTCGTCGTGGACATGGAATAAGCAAATATATAAGTTTCACCATTTTGCACTCCAAGCCCATTGCAGTTGAATATATCGAAAACTTCGGTTTCTCCGGGTGCGCCAAATTCGATGCAGGCGTTGAGCCGACTGCCGATAGGGGCACCTAGCGAGAACCCGCACGGAACAGAAATCCTGAGGAAAGTGCCGCACGACTTGACAGGACCTCCGAAACATTCGAACGGCGTATATCCACTGGGGACCCATCCCGAGTCGTAACCTCCGATGCCGGAGAAGCAGAGTCCGGAAGTGTAGTGGTTGAGCGTGATCGGTGGGGCGGGGACATAGGCCCCGCTCGAGCAATCGGGAGACAGCTGAAAGTAGGAATAGCTGAAGGTCAGTGTCGGAGAGGCGATCCCTTTGCAGCTATTGCCTCCGCCTCCGCCGCTCGATGCTCCGCAACAGCATCCCGGTGTGAATCTCATGATGAGGGGCAGTCCGATCCAAGAACCTGGATCAACCCATCGACAATCCCAACCACGATCCAGGTCGCGGTGGCGATCGTCGCTCCGTAGGAGTTCCAGATGACGGCCCCGGTCTGGAAGGCCACCATGTTGCCCGAGCCCGTCTGGTCGTCGCAGTAAAGTGTCGCGTTGCCTTTTCCCTTCACCGGGCCCGAGCGGGCCTGGATCAGGGTCGTCACCAAAGCGTTGCGGGTCGGCAGGATGATGGTGGGACCTCGGCCACGCTTTGGGGACGCGCCCGAGGTCTCACGCTCCCAGGCCCGGACCATCGCGACGATCTGGTTGGCCGACGCGCGGTCGAACATCACCCCTTCGTCGTCACCGCTCATGAGAGCACCGATGGGAGGGTAAAGAGCGTGTTCATATTGAACCCGCTGAAGTCATAGGTCCGATACACGTCGTAAGCGTTGGGGTAGGTGCTCGACCCCTCCGCGCTAGTGCCCGCCTTGGGAGGCTGGCCGCCGCCGGCGGCCTCGCCGGAATAACCTCCCGAGCTCGAATCGCCGGGGGTGTCGCCCGTGGTTTCCAGGAGGTCGGGTGTGAGGATCGCGTGGCCCGAGGAGTCGAGAAAGACAGGGTCGCTGAGGGGCTGGCCGTTGACCAGGATCGGCACCAGTTGCCCGGCCGAGTTGAGCTGGCGGAAGCCTCGATTCAACACCTGCTTGACCCATGTGTCGAAGTTAATATCGAAGATATATTCCATCGGCCAGTAGAATGAGGCCGTCGCCTGCGAGTACTGGACGACGGGCATGGCCGGGCAGTTGAACTTCACCGATTTGGCCGGGAACCCGTTCCAGGCCGCGCCGTTGACGACATTATTCAGGGCCAGGAGCGTGGCTATCGAGGGGCTGGCCTCGTTGCGGTTGACGCGGAGGATTACCTTGGCCGCTTCGCGTTCGACGGGCGGGTCATAATAGTCGCCGGCCGAGTTGACGATGGGGTTGCCATCGACGTCCACCAGGCAGGGGACGGGCTCGAGGTTGATCTCAAATTGAAATGAAGGCGGGATGCTGACGGGGTTGCCGTTAAAGGCCAGTTCCATCGGGTTCCACGGACCGAAGGACGCGGTAAGATCCCAGGCCGTGGCGTCGCTGCCATCGGCGGGTGCGGCGCAACGGCCCAAGCTGCGAATGTTGAGTCCGACACAGCGCTGTTGAGGGTCGTAGGCCTCGCCCACGCCGATCTGCGGGCCGCCGTAGTTGAGCAGGACATAGTTCGCGTTATCGGCGACGTCGGAATAGATCCGGTAAACCACGTCCGAGTTGCGGATAAACGCGGAGTCCATCGACGCGCCCCGCTCGGGGGTGAGCGCGTAGGATTTGATAGCCATGGGCTAATGGGTTCCGTGGCCAGGGGCCTGGGATCAGTCCCAGGTCTTTGGCCCGTTTTTCTTGATCTTGATGACCTTGCCGGGAGGGTTGGCGCCTCGGCTGTTCTGCTCGATCTTTTGCAGGGTCCGGTTGGCCTGCTGTTGCGCGGTGAGTTGCTTGTCAGCCACGGAGCCGCTGCGGCTGCCGGCGATCGCCTTGACAATGCTGGAGTAGGCTTCCTTCGTGCCCACCTCCTCGGCTCCGGCCAGGAGCTTGGGGGCCTGGCCTTTCTTGGCCTTCCCCGCCGCGTCGGGATCGGCGTCGTCGAGTTGCTTGGGGGCCTCTGGCCCCTTGAGCTTGTCGGCCGCTCGCTTGGCGCGCTTGCCGGCGATGTCATCCGTGATGGGCTTGCCGGCCTCGGCGATCTGGGCCGACATGTCGGTCAGTGTCGGCTTGAGCAAGGCCGGGAATTTCTCGGCCGTCGCCTTGAACCCATCAAGAAGCGGTGTCCACTTGATGTTGAATCCGGCCGTGGGGTTGGCGAACCACTCGCCGATGGCGGTGCCGACCGCCTGCCAGTTTTTCCAGAGGTTCTGGAGACCCGACAGAGTGGCGTTGAAGGCGTCGATGACCAGGCTTTTCCAGTTGGTCGCGATATAGGTTGCGACGATGATGGCGTTCGGACCCAAAACGGCAAAGTATTCGCCGATGTTGGTCATGGCCTCGAAAATCTTGAGGCGGGCGACCTCGACAGCCGCGGGGAAGTGGCCCACGACGGCGGAGACGATGTCGATCTTATCGACGATGAAATCAATGGCCCCGCCGATCGCTCCCTTGGAGGTCTCGAAGGCCATCGCGCCCATGCCGACGAGCTGGCCAATCACCCCGATGGCGGCGTTGACCACCGGTAAGAGCATGGTGCCGATGGCAGTGCCGAGGTTCTCGATGGTCCCGACCAGCTTGCGGTACTGGTTGGCGGTGCCATCGGCGGTGCGGGCCAGGTCACCGGTCGCGCCGAGCCGGTTGAGGCCGCTCTGGATCACGGCAGCCCTCGCCGCGAATTTCTGGGTCTCTGTCAGCTCGGAGCCCACCTGGGCGATGCCCATCGCATAGGCCTTGGCCTTGACGGTGGACTCGCCCATGACGATGCCGAGGGACTTGAGCTGGTCGGACTGCTCGCCAGAAAGGCCGATCCGGAGGGCGTCTCCAGCCGTCTTCAAGTCGATATTTTTGAAGCTGGAAAGGTCGGCAGCGAGAGCAGTGAACTGGGTGGTGAAGCCCGCGAGCTTCATCCCCTGGAGGTGCCCAAGGCCCCTGGCCAGGCCTCCAAAGCCGGAGGCCACGTCGAGCGTGACTCCCTTGACCAGCCCAAACTTGTAGGCCATGCCATCGGCGAACTGCTCGACCATGGGCGAGGCATCGCCCAGGACCTGCTTGGTTTTGCTGATGGTCTCGTTGAGCGAGCTGGCGGACTGAATGCCCTTGGAGAGGAATTGAAAGCCAGTGCCCAGGCCGATGACGGCCGCTCCGGCGATCACGCCGGCTGCGCCGAGCTTGAGGAGCGAGGCGCTGCCGGCGTCGACGTCCCTCGAAGCCGACTTGATCGGGTTGAGCTTGCCGGCGACCTTGCCGATGACGCTTCCGCCTCCGCCGCCGCCGCCTTTTTCGCCGCCCTTCTTGCCGCCCTTGTAGGTGCGTGACTCCTGGGTAAACAGGTCGTCGAAGGTCGGCAGGCCGCCCTTCTTGAAGCTGGCGTTGGCCAGGAGAAGAAGCTTCTTGAGCTCGTGAGAGGCGTCCTTGATTCCCGCTTTCATCTTCGCGAACGTCGTGGTCGAGCTGGCTCCAGCCTGCTTGGAGAACTGATCGAAGTCGAACTTCATCATCGCAATGTCATGCTTGACATACTTCTCCATCGAGTCGAATTCGTCCTTCACCTGGGTGAGACGAAAGCTATCGTGGAGTTGCTTGGAGATGGTCGCCCCGACATCCTTGACCACCGATTTGAGGCCGCCAACCGCGACCAGAATGGCCCCGACGACCGCCGCTCCAGCGGGCAGGAACGAGGCTACCAGCGAACCCGCGGCGTTGCCAAAATCGAGCTTGCCGGCCTTGGTTGCCGAGCCTTGCAGGCCCTTGTCCAGCTTGTCAAAGGCTGGGGTCAGGTTGCCGATCTGGGTGCCGATGTCGCGGGTGATGGTCCCCGTCTTGCCGGTCAGCGCGGTAATCCCCGCGTCGAAGCCGGAGGTGTCGATCTTCGAGCGGAAGGTCAGGGTGCGGAATGTGGAGCTGCTCATGGTGGTCAGTCGCCCTCGGGCATCGAGTCTTCGCAGATGCGGAGCATCTCCGCTTCCTTGGCCCGGGCCGCCGGGCGGATGAAGGGCTGGGCGGGGATGTTCCGGGAGCCGAACTCGACGAACCCCACGTACCAGCGGCCGTCGGGGGGTCGCTCCTCGCCGATCTCCACCTCCTGGGTGACCACGCCCTTGCCGATCACCAGGTGCTTGACCTTGACGGTGGATTTGAGGTCACCGCTATCGACGGGGCAGCGCTTGCTGATCTCCTCGGCCAGGATGTGATTGGCATGGTTCAAGGCCCGCGGTGCGCCTTGGAGCTCTCGGCCGAGGCGCTTGAGGTCATCCTTGAAGCTCTGGGCATCGAAGCCGTCGTATTTGGCCATCGGCTCCCCTTTCGACGTTCTGGAGTGCTGGAGCTTGCTCTTGTTTTCGAGGCGTTCAGAGCGGGAGCAAGCTCCCGCACTCCACGGTTTACAGCCCCCGGAGCCGTGCCCTCTTCTCGGCCGAGGTCTGAGGGGGCTTGGGCGGGAGGTGGCGGGTCGGCAGGAAGTCGTCAAGCGGTCGGGGCTTTTCCATCCACAGGCAGCCCAGCCAGTGCATGAGACGGGCGTTTTGCTCTTCCTCCCGGGAGGGAGGTCGGACCTTTTCGAAGGCCATCCACCTCGTCAATTCGCGAGAATCAACTCGGGCGAGGAGCTCGCGGACGGGGATTCTCCAGCGGTCGGCAAGCTGGAAAGCGAAGAGCTCGAAGGGATGGCCGAGGAATTTTTTGCCTCGTCCTCAACACTGTCGGGCCCAATTCCGTTGATCCGTAGGGAGACCTCAAAGACCCTGTCGAGGGCCACGCTCGACAGGTTGCCCACGGCCTGGGCGTCGATCGGCTCGAAGAGCAGGTTGCCCTGGACGTCGCAGATCGTGCTGACCAGGAGCCGGCCCCGGATGGTTTCCTTGGGAGCCGCGCCGTTGGCGATCTCAAACCGGCCCCGCTCCAGGCCGGTCATCACCCGAAGGTTGACCGGGCCTTTCCATTCGGGGACCTGGACGGATTCCATTGAGGAAAGCACGTCGTTGGAGGCGAGGATCTCGGCTTTCGTCAGCATTTCCGCTCCGCGAAAAGGACTAGGGACTGAGGACTCAGGACTGACCAAGGATTTGAGTCCTCAGTCCTCAGTCCTCAGTCCTTTTGGATTCAGGTTCCGGTCGTGGTGATGGCCGTGGTGAGGCGGATGTCGACGGTCGCGGTGACGCGGGTTTCGTTCTCCACGCCCGTGACCTTGAAGGACTTGGGGAAGCCGAGGAAGGTGTCGACGGCCCCATCCTGATAGGTGACCTGCCAGGCGAGGGTCGGCACCGGCGCGGCCTTCATCAGGAGCCGGAAGGCGATCATCGAGGCGTCGGTGTTGTCGAACTGGAGCGTGAGCGAGGCCTCGCCCTCGGGCAACGTGCTGACGTAAGGCTTGAATGTCGAGGCGAGCAGGGTCGACTCGGTCTCGCCCACCGTGATGCCCGGTCCATCAACGGAGATGAGGCATGCGATGTTGATATAGGTCGGGCTGACCAGGGTGGTGCTATACCCAACCAGGTCGCCTCTGCCGGTCTGTGCACCTGACTGTGGCATGCGCGTACGCGCTCCACCGCAACGCAGGCCCGGGGGCCTGGGCTACGGAAAGGGGGGGGGAAGGGGGGGACGGATTTCCGTAGCCCAGGCCTTCAGGCCTGGGAAACGACCGGGCTATTCGAGATACCAGATCGTGTATTCGGACATGAATCGATAGATGCCATCATCCGAACCATCGGGCGGGCTCTCGTAAAACCCCGACGGCCGATGGCGGTTGGCCTCTTGCACGGTGACTCGGCCCATGGGTCCGCTGAGGACCTGGAGGAGCTTGCGGAGCTGCACGTCGAGGGTGGCGGCCGCCGCATAGTCGGGGCCGTAG